AGTAGCTTGAAGACCAGTTTTTAACAAGGCCGCCTGACTCTCAATGTCAAGGATATCACGACCGAATTTACGGATGTCAGCATAATCACGAGCATTCATGAATACACGAGCAACACGCAAGTCATGTCGTTCAATAAGACTATAAGCATCAGCAAGTACTGCACCATTTAAAGGAGCAATTACAGGTAAATCAGCGTTAGTTTGACCAGGAACACTATCAAAACCACTTGTAGCAACTGCATCAAGAATAGCGAATACACGCTCGTCTTCAGCCGCCTGAATCTGAGCACGAGCTAAATCTTGTGCTCTTTCAATCAAATCAAAGCGTCTTTCTTTGATTTGAGTTAATGGGATTTCAGGATTTGATGCAATCTCAAATAATGGAAAGATAACCCTTCGTGGTTTTGTGATGGCAAGAATGTTTTCACCTTCTTCACCAACTACAAATGCAGTCACGTCTGGATCTTTATCATAAATCGGTAAAGCACCATCTGGTAATTGTTCTACTAAGAATGTTTTACGACCAACACTTGTATAGTCTCTACGGAGACGTAAAGGTTGAGTCATACTCGCGGCCAATTTACTACGGCCTTGAGGGGTCTTAATATAATCAGAAATAATTTTTTGTTTTACAGCATTATCAACAGTAGACATAATTCACACTCCTTCTATTAAATTCGTTGATCGTAAACCAACTCATCAGAGTTAGAATCAGGTACAATTTTAAGAATTGCGATAGTAGTGATTTCAGCACCACCACCGATGTTGTGTGCTCCTGCACCGTCATGCAAATCATTAGCAGTGCTAGAGTTAGTTAAGTAACCATTTACAGAAGCTACTAAAGCATCACCTACGGCATAAGTAAGATCAGCATTCCCACCTGTTTGTTGTTGTGTCTCATAGAGTTTATTTCCATATGAGCCTTGTGCAGATACATATGGGCCTCTATTAGAAGCAATACCAGGTTGGTTTTCAAAAGCATTTCCACTAGCGTTATTGATAAAGATACCAAGAACACGTTGGTTATTGTCTGCACCGTCTAAAACGTCTGTAGGGCCACCATGAGTGTTGCCATCAGCAGAAGTACGTGCGAAAGCAACAGAGCCACTTAATACACCCAATACGCCAGTTGCTAATTGCAATCCAGAAGATTGAGATACGTTTGCAGTTGTTGTAATTACGGGAGGGTTAGTCTGAGTGAAACTATCTGCTGTCAATTGCCCTAGTGTATTACGTACACCAATGTGCAAAATTCTTAATGCAGAACTTCCTTCAGTAAACCCACCACTAGCTTGTCCAAGTAGAGCCATAGTATTTCTCCTATTTGCTCATACTCACTGTTTTCAAGTGAGTAGTGTGTTAAAAAAAACAGGCAGACTCTCGCCTAACCCTATAACTAATAATATAGCGTGGGAGTATAAACAAACTACAAAAAGAAAAAGGAGATTATTTCAGAAATTAACTGAAATAATCTCCTTTATCAAGAAATCATTTTTTTTGGCTTAGAGCCTTGTAAGAATAACTTCTTAGAAGAAAGTACTTACATCTGGTGCAGATTCCCATAATTTAGAAAGTTCATCGCTTGCACTTGATGCCTCACGAGAAAGATTTCCTAATGTCTTAACAGAACTCTGACGAGCTGTTGTTTGAGGACGGAAACTTGCTTTTTTACTTTCACTAGAATCTTCTTGTGTTTCTTCACTAGAATCTTCACTAGAATCTTCGCTAGAATCTTCACTAGAATCTTCACTAGAATCTTCACTAGAATCTTCACTAGAATCTTCATCATCAGAAGCGTTGAAAATACGAGCTAGTTTAGGATCAATCCCTTCTTCAGAATCATCAAGACCCATAACATCATCACCAGCCATCATGTTAAAGCCAGAGGTTTCTTCTTCAGCCATATGACTACTATCAAAATGACTAGGATCGTTTTGACCAGCTTCCATTTCTGAAGATTCAATTTCTGCTAACAATTCTGCCAACATATCTTCTTCAGCTACAGGCTCGTTATCTTTTCTGTACTTACGATATTGTTTCATGTAATTATTGAGCTTTTTGCCTTTATTCTTATGTAATTTAGGCCCTGCTCCCCACATTTTTCCTGTCACATCTGAAGGAAGTTCTTTTGTAGGGTGTCCTGTCACATATTCATGACGCATACCTTTAGTACGACCAGCTTCCATTTCCATTTCTGCCAACATCTCTGCTAACATCTCTCTATCTGAAGCTGTAGTTTCTAAGAAAGCTTTTTTACTTTTCTTTTTCTTCTTAGAATCTTGTGCTTCTTCGTCTAATTTTTTTCTTAATTTCCAATATTCTAGGAATTGTTTTTTATTATGTTTGAAATAAGCCTCATTATATTTCTCTTTAGTTGTTCTGTCCCAATTTGTTTTATCTCCTTTCTTGTAGCCTTCAGGATCTTCTCTCCAAGCATTTTGATTCGCAATTGCTTTGTCACGATCCATATAGCCGTAACCCTTCGCGGCCGTTCCATATGGCCTATTCTTAGCTTTAAAGGGAGATTCCCCCTTTAAGAGTTTTCTATTACCCCCAGCCAAAGGCGAGCGTTTTTTCTTGGCAATACGACTCATGATATCTTCCATAAAGAAATCAAATTCACTTGCTTTTTTATTCTTCAAGTATCTCTTCATTCTCTTTGGAGAAACTTGATTTTTTCTACTAAGATCTGTACGACCTTCTTCATTCACAGTATGGGTCTTCAGATTCTTGCCTTTGCTAGGCATAGATTTACCTTTGCCTTTAACATTCCAAATTTGACGATTATCTGCATAATATTGGTCATTATGGAGTTGTTTAGTTTGCTTTGTCCAAGATTTCTTTCCATCCATTCTGTTGACGGCTCTCTCTTCAGGAGTCATGCCATGGGCTCCTGCCCATTCTGATTGACCATATTCATTGAATCGGCAATATCTGCTCTTTTCACCATCTTTTTTACGAATAATATCTTCACCACCAAGATCAGAACAAGAGTAATTAACACCGTTAATTTTCTTAGCAAGACGATCCATTTCAGCTAAAAGATCAGCCATAATCTCATGAGATTCAGCATCATGATCTTCTGCCATCATGTCATCCAAAACTGAAGCAAGACGACTCAAACCTGCAATTTTCATTTCAACTTCTTCAGGATCTTCTTCGCCTTCATCTTCGCCTTCATACCCTGTTTCTTCTTGAACTTCATCATCTGTATAAGATTGACTACGAGCAGAGCGTAACATTGCAATTTCTTCAGCTAAAACTTCAGCAGGAGACATTGAATCTTCAGCATCATGATCATCAGCCATCATTTCAGCCATCATTTCAGCAATGTCTTCTTCAGACATTTCTTCTTCTGCCATCATTTCTGACATCATTTCAGCAATGTCTTCGTCAGCATCATGCTCTTCTGACATCATTTCAGCAATATCTTCTTCAGACATTCCTTCTTCTGCCATCATTTCTGACATCATTTCGGCAATATCTTCTTCAGCATCATGCTCTTCTGCCATCATTTCTGACATCATTTCAGCAATGTCTTCTTCAGACATACCTTCTTCAGCCATCATTTCTGCCATATGCTCTGCAACCACGCTATCATCGTCTCCTACGTAGCCTGTTGCCTCTTGCAGAGCATCTCCTGCTAAAAAATCAGAAGCAATTCGTTGGATTTTAGCATCTACAGATCTATTAGGAAGATCCATATAGCGTAATGCCAAATCTTCAATTTCTTCTTGGCTAGCAAGCTTGCCTAAATTATGTTCTGCAATTTCAACACATTTAGAAGCTTTTCTTTCCATAGCAAGTTTAAGATTTTGATCATGAAGTGATTCTGTTTCTTCAAAATCATCAACCATTTCATCAGAAACAGCAGGATGGTCTGGTTGCCAACCGTAAGAAGCAGGTGCAGGGCCAGAACTATAAGGGCCGTCATGGATTTCTTCGCCAAATTCTGAATCAATAGCATAGTCATCTAAAGCAGGTTGTGCTTGAGATGCAGGGTGGCCGAAATCTTCATAACCTAAATTATCATAGCCTGGGAGCGAGGAATTAGCTCTGCGACTGAAACGAGGATACCTTCTAGACATGGTATTTCCTTTCTGAATATTCTATCATTAGAGCTAACGCTCTGCTTTATTAGAAAT